TGGATTCGCTGCCCGCAAATGCAGCGGCCTTCACCTTCTGGCCTGGCACCACCAGCCCCAGCGGCCTGACCGGCACGATCTCTCTCGGCCTGTCGAAATACGCCTTCCTGAAGGCCTTCGGCAAGTTCGAGAACCCGGAAGCAGTCGAGAAAGCGGAGCGCGCAGAAGATCCCGAGACGGGAGCTTCGGTGGCCTTCGTCCGCGCCTGGGATCAATACAACCGCAAAATGACCAACCGCTTCGACATGTGCTACGGGTTCGGCAACGGCTACCCCGATAACGGCGCGTGCGCAGTGGCGGGAGCCTAAGAAAGGAATTCCGGCTCAGACATATCAGCTTTGATATATCCCCGGAAACCCACGAACATGAAAAAGACACTTACACTCTCGCTCGTTGCTCTGGTCGTCGCCCTGTGCCTCTCCACCGGCGCATTCGCGCAGACCATTCTGACCATGACCACGCTTTCGAATGCGGTGAACGCCCCTTCGGACGTTCCCACAGCCGGAAGCGGGTTGCCGCAGTGCTTCGTCGTCGCCAGTGCGACGGGAATCACGGCGCCTACCGCGTCCTATCCCAACACGCCATCCGCCAGCACCTCCGGTACCACGCTGTTTGTGGACCGTGAGGCGATGAGCGTCACTAGCGTGAGCAGCACGACCGTCTGCGCCGTTCGCGGCGCAGACTCGACGGCGGCGCGCTCCCACGCATCGGGAGCGCTGGTCTTCGTCATTCCCGATTACCTCGACACCTATAGCGGGACGCCTTACGGCTATTCGCCCGCGGTGCCGACCGGAAGCTGCACGCGCTCAAAAGAGCTGGTTCTGCCTCGCATTCAGTTCGTGAGCGGAATCATTTCTGATTGCGTGGGCGGCCAGTGGGTCAACGGGGATGCTCTAGGCACGACACGGCAGTCGAACTTCGAATTGCCGCTGCCAGCCACCGGCGCAACTGCCTACACAGCTGTCGGCACCTCAACCGCCAAAGCCACCAACACGATGTATTGCACGGAGCTGGACTTGCCCTATAGCAAGTACATCACCGGGCTCGCCGTGATGAATGGCGCGACGGCCACGACCGACAAAGAGTTGATCGCGCTTTATGACTCTACCGGCAACCTGATCGCCAATAGCGCGGTCGCCGGGACAGTCGCTTCCGGAGCCAGCACCTACCAGAAGCGGGCGTTCACCACGCCTTATTACGCGGTCGGACCGGCGCAGTATTTCGGCTGCGTGCAAGGCGACAGCGGAACCACGGCGACTCTGAACCTGTTAACGACGGGGACTCAGGATACCTACCTGACCCAGAGTTACGCGAGTCAGACGTTCGGCACGGTTCCGGCGACGATCACGGTTCCCACGACGTTCACCACGCTCAAGGGACCGTATTTCTTCGTGTACTAATTCCCCCGGCGCGGTCTCCTCCTCTCGGAGCCGCGCCGGAGTTTTTCAAAACCAGATCAGGAGAATGTTATGAAACTAGAAATCGAAGGCGCGTCGATCTCGCTCGGCGAAGAGAAGCGCATCAAGGACGCCATTGATGTTCTCGCCAAAGACCCGCATGCTCCGCGCGAAATCAGCGTGAAGCTCACCCTCCACGTCTACAACGAATATCCGAAGCACGTCCTCGTCGGCAAAGACAAAGACGACCGCCCGGTCACGAAGATCGTCGCCAGCAAGCAGGAAGAGACGAAGCTGCTCAAAGAGTTGGCCGACGCGAAGCAGGATTCTGCACCGGCGGCATAGTTCAGCTCTCCCCTTTCACAATTCCGCAGTCAGGAGATTTTCCTATGTGCCCACAGGCCGTTGACGAAGAAAAGATGCGCACCCTCGAAAAGATGGATATGTCGAAGCCGCAAGGCTATCCCGGCGGATTGCCGGTAAAGACCATCCCTCATGCCGAGTTCCCGCGCGTCGTCTACAAACACCCGAAAGAACCGTATCGCCAGATCGAGCACCGCAACGCCCAGCACGAAGTGGTCGACGTCGAAACGGTGCCCACGGAGCATCTGACGCGCACGGTCTCTTGCGGGGATCACATGAGCGCAGGCGGTCCGGCATCGTGCGAAGCCTGCCAGGCGGAGCTGAAGAAAGCGCAGGCGGAAGGCTGGGTCCTCAAGCCCTACGTGCCGAAGCCCGCGCCCGATCCGCTCGCCCACCTCTACGAAGAGAAGTCGCAGAAGAAGTCCGCGTAGAGCCTCATGGCTGCCACTCCTACCGTTCTCACGCCCGGCAATGCCGCGGTTCAGGTCACGCCGCAGCGGCTTATTACCTCTGCGCTGATGGAGCCCGGCATTCTCGCGGCGGGAGAAAAACTCTCCGCACAGGACGGAGCCTGGGGTCTCGAAAAGCTCCAGCGCCTCATCGACCAGTTCAATGCGCGGCGAGAGCTGATCTTCTCGGTGGGGTTCAACCTGTTCACGACGGTCGCGAACCTCGCGCCGCATACGATCGGCCCAGGCGGGAATTTCAACGTTCCCATCCGCCCGGTGCAGATCATCTCGGCGAGCTTCCTCCTCAATACAGGATCGAACAACCCGGTGGACACGCCGATCCGCATCCGGGATGAAGCCTGGTGGGCGGCGAATCCGCTGAAGTCGCTGACTTCGTCGATCATCACCGATCTCTACTACGATCCCGCCCCCCAGCTCGGCAACCTGAACCTCTACCCGATCTGTAATGTGGCGAATCCGGTGCGCCTCGAGTACTGGAACTCGCTTCCGCAGGCGGTGAATCTGCAGACGGTGCTCGGATTTGTGCAGGGCTACTGGGATGCGATCGTGCTCGATCTGGCAGTGCGGCTGTGCCCCAGCTACAACCGGCCAGTGCCAGCGGATTTGCAAAAGCAGCGGGACGCCGCGATGAGCGCCATCTTCGCCAACAACGACAAAGCCCCGCGCATCAACACCGAATCGTCGGGGATGCCGAGTGCGCGGAGATCGGGAAGGCCGGACTTCAACTTTCTAACGGGGATGAGGGAGTGAGAACCGCGATGTTGTTGAACAAATCGTTTCGCGTTCGGGAGTACGGAATTTCAGTGTATGGGGTCAGTTCCTCGGGGCTGCATCGGCGAGTGCCGTCAGGAAGGAAGTATTCGCGACGATAGAGGACTCGCCGCTGCGGATCGACTCGCCAGAAATCGGCTACTGTGATCGCGCCATCGAATGCGAAATCGGCGGCATGTGTGACCTCTAGGTTGACTGTGACTGTGGCGCTGTGTCTGCGGAAAACGCGATGCACCAGCGCACCATAATCACACGCGGCGGGCACCACGATCTTCGACGGAAACGACCAGACTCTCCCGAGCGGAATCGCTTTATCGAGCGCAATGCCAGCGACACCCGCAACCAGTGATCCGAGAAATGCTCGCCGATTGAGTTCCATGCCCCCGATTTTAGCAAAGAGGTCTCTATGAACCTTCGCAAACTGCTTTTCGCCTTCGCGCTTTGTCTCGCCTCCTCCGCCGCTTTCGGGCAGGGCTCGACCGTGACCGGAAACCTTACCGCTTCGGTCTCGACGTGTGCAGTCGGAGCCAGCCCTGCATCTTGCCTCTTTTTGCCCCTGGGCAGCACCACCAGCAGCGCGGTCGCGACACTCGGCGGAACTTTTTCCGGAACCGTACAGTTTGAGGCGAGCGGCGACAACGGCTCGACCTGGGTCTCGATTGCCTCCACTCCTTCCGCCGGAGGCTCGACCGTCACCTCGGCGACGGCCGTGGGAAGCTGGCAGATCTCTGCGGCCGGCTACACCTTCCTAAGAATCCGGTGCTCGACTTACGCCTCGGGCACCATTGTGGCAACTCTCAATCCCGGCAGATATTAACCAATGGCGCGCTTCGGATTTGTCGGACCCAGCTACCGCTCCCAGTCGGTCAACGCCGACTGCCAGACCTGCATGAATCTCTACGTGGAAAGCGTCGAGAGCGGGCAGGGGAAAGGTCCGCTCTCGCTCTACTCCACGCCAGGACTGAACGCGCTTTACAATCTTGGCGGCGTCGGGGTCCGCGGCATCATTACCGCGCAAGGGCGCACCTTCTGTGTCGCCGGCACCACGCTCTGGGAACTGCTCGCGCCGAACACTCCGGGCTCGAACAAGATCAACCGCGGACAAGTGGTCAGCGATGGGCAGCCGGTCTCGATGGCCGGCGGTCCCACCCAGGTCCTTATCGCGAGCGCCGGCGTTCTTTACTGCTTCCAGCTCGTCGCCGGCGGGACGACCTTTGCCACGGGAGCCATACTCCCCGCGAACTCGCTCACGCTTCTCCCTGGCTACAACAACTCCACAGGCTACGGCTTGCTCGGTTCCGTCTTCCAGGTCGCCTATGCGGATGGCTTCTTCTTTGCGCTGATCTCGAACTCGAATCAGATTCAATGTTCGAACGCGCTTGACGGCTCGGCCTTCCAGGGCGTCACCGAAACCGAAATCTCCGACTTCAGCGACGACGTCGTCGCGATC